GAACTAGCGTTGTAGTTCGTGTCACGCAGAAAAATACCATTGTTTAAAACTGGAGTGCTCATTCTTTTTTAATTTAGTTAAGGGTTAGTAATTAATGATTTATTTAGATTTTTTAAGAGTTTTCTTAGCTCCATATCCTGCTTTTCCTTTAATAGAAGTTGGAGATACTTTAGCTTCTTTGTTTGGATTAGTCATTCCACCTGTTTTATACGTAGGTTTCTTAGCTGCTGTTTTTTTTGCTGTTTTCATTTTATTAATTAGTATTTAAAGTTATCTCTTAAAGAAGTTTTGAGAAGGTCTTGGAATACCTGCTTTCTTTGGAGTAGAAGGCTGTCTGTCTTCTGACTCACTATAGGAAGCATTCTTTTTACCTTCTTCAAATTTTAGTTTTCTTACTGTTTCAGAAGTAACCTCTTTCTTCACACCTTCTTTAACCTTGTTCTTGTATCCATCTGGATCAGCCAAGAGCCAAAGGGCTTCAGCAAGTAGACCATGATTTGGTTCTACATATTGGTACTTCTCTAGAAGATGACCCAGCAGATTGGTTTGTTTACCAGATACTGAAGGATAGTTTGGTTGAACCAGGCCAGAGAACAACAGGTTCTGTGTTTTCCTGTCAAGCTTAATTCCATTCAAATCACCTGGCTCAAGAGTTTTATAAACACTGTCCATGTAATGTTGAGCTTGTTCAGCTTGCTGCTGGCGAAGGGCTTCTTGCTGTTGCAGTTGGTATTGGATTTGTCTTTCTGACAACGCATCCAATTTTGGTTTAAACTTATTAGCCTTAGCTTCAAGTTCACCCCTATCTTCCCAGCCATCAATTTCTTCCTCTATTTCATCTGGAGTACCAAAATTGGTAGCCTGAAGATAACTGCGCACAATACTTCTTTGATCATACTCATCAGAAGGATCTAGTGACTTTACTTCTTCTACAGCAGCAAGTGCCTTAAAGAAACCTTTAAGATCCTGTCCTCCATCAGCTACATATTTAGCAGCTGCTTGAAGTTCACCTGGTAATGACTCAAAGAATTGTGAAGGAACCTCTTGGCGCATTTTGCGTTCCTTTTCTTGAAAGTTAGCTTCCAGAAGTTCTTCAAAGTCTTGAAGAGTATACTTGTCTAGAGGCTTGTCATCATCAAAAGGTACAAGAAGGTTTTTTTCAATAAGCTTATTAGTGAGTTCTACAAGACCTGCCTTATCCAATTTAGGTCTACCACTAGATTTGCTTACTTCACCATCTTCATCTTCATCCACACTAAGAATATTGTCTATTTCAGATTTAGAAATTGGAGCCTTAGCTTCAGTTTTTCCATCTTCATTAGAACCAGGAGTCTCGCTTGACTCCTCTTTTTCAAAAGGCTTATCTAAATATGATAGGTCAACTGCATTTCTGCTGAAGACACTATTTTTAGGTTCTTCCTTTTTATCACCAGCTGGCAACATGACGCTATCTCCAATATTGAGAATATCATCAAGATTCATGTCAACTGTCTCTACTGATGTAGTTTCTTTGTTCTCACTCATAGTATTAAAATTTGTTGGTTAATTTGACTGACATAATTAATATAACAAATTTATAGAAATAAACTTTATAAATTTGAAGTATACTATACGGTAGTATTAAATATTTTGTATTATAACGCTAGCACTACTTTTTCTTTTTCTCTTTAGGTTTCTCTTTTTGTACATCAAACCTATTTTTGTTTTCTCTGGCAATATCAAGATCCATTTGTTTCATTGCCATCTGAGCTTGAATCTTTTGTTCAGCTAATAAGTTTTTCTTGTCATTTTGAATTGTCTTATTATTTTCTTTTTGATTACTTAGCTGCATAGTTTGTTGAAACTCTTCTGATTCTTTAACTACATTAAGTGCATCAACATAATCAGATTGCAGGTTTTGATTAATATCCTGCATAGCACCATATCCAGCAGACTTAATTTCAGCAACAAGCAGATCTCTCCTTCTGTCTTTTTCTTTCTCAAGAGATTGCCTATCAAGCTCCATCTGTTTCTCCTGAGTTCTTTGTTCAATCTCCATCTGCTTAAGCTGCTGCTCATGAGCCATCTGTTCTTGACGCTGTTTATTAGATTTAGCTTCTGTAGCTTTAAGAACATGATTAAGTTCAGAAAGAGACTCTGCTTGCATTACATTTCCTAGGTCAAATATGCTTGCGCCTGTAGTATTGTTATTAAATACCAATTGCTTCATTTGTTCTACAATAGACCTATGATTAGCACGTGTAGTTGCATAAATGTTAAGATCTCTGGCAAGTAGATCAGTTCCATTTATTTGGAAATTGACTTTTTCATCATTAGATGTAATATACTGGAGTCTAATGCTAGGTTTCTTAGAATGATAATACTGCGCCAAGTCAGTTCTCATCTGATGTACTCTAGGCATCAAGTTATCACAATGTTGGATAAAGTAAGTTTCAGTTTGTGCATAGGATCCTGCAAGTGCTTGCTCTACTCCTGTTGCAGTATTTGTTTGACCAATTTGCTGACCTAACCTTTGTGGTGTAATACCTATTACTTCAAATGCTTGTTGCTTAAAGTAAGTAGCTAACTGAATCCTAGAAAGCATCCTTTGTGTCTGCTCCAGATTAAGTGTCTGGAAGTGCTGGAATGCTAAAGGATTTTCTGTATTGGTAATAGTAGTATCCAAAGGAAGCATTTGGAAGTTCTTCATAGCCACATAAGCTTTGGCTAAGTTGTTCTTTCCCCAATCTTCACCCAAGGAGTGTCTAGGTAGGGCATTCTGATCCAGCAGAATTACAGTACCAAGCTCATCCACCAGGATATCTGCTATCTGATTATTTACAATATTATATCCAATCTGAAAGGGCTTCATAAGATCTACCATAGAAGTAGACCTGGTATTTCTGTCATTAAATACAGCACCTTCTACTGGAAGCTTACAGCCATAAAGTGTATTATCACCTTTAAATTGGAATTTAAGAGGACCAATCTTATTCTTGTCTACACCAAGATACATAGGATTAATACCACCAGGATTATTCATACCCCAGAAAGAAGGATGGTTAGGACCAATTTTAATACCACCCCATACTTCATTAATCCAAATCCATTCAAGATGTTCACCAAATACTAAATTGTCTTTTGATTTATTTTTTAGCAACCTAGTATTGTATATAGGCTTATCAGTTACTTTATAATCTTCATCTACAATGTCAGTTATTGTTTCTCCTGACTCAGTGATTTTAGTAAGGTGTCCAACTTTTCTCTGAGACTTCCAGTAGGCTGTAGTAACTCTAAGTAAGAAACTAGCACCCATAGGAGCATAGTCTTCACCTTCTGCCATAATCCAGTTAATAATGTCACCGCCAGGAGCAATGCTATTATCCCACATAGAAGTGTACTGCCTATAAGCAAGACCTGGCATACTAGTATTCCAAGCATGACTCTTTGTAGCATCGTAATAAGAACCATCATTTTGATAACCTTGTAATGGGTAACCTGCAGATCTAACAGGATAAATTGCTTCAATTGACTCTAATTGTTCTTGAGTCATCATGTAACCATACTTATCAATAACATCAGCTATGGTCATCATATCTATCCTACCTACCCAGTTACCTTGTGATATATACCTTGAGTCAGGGCCTTTATGATAAAAAGTAAGTACAGGATTCCAAAGCTCTACTTCATAGTCATCTTCTGTCATTCTAAAATGCCAGAACTCTCTATCAGTAATAAGCATATCCCTAAAACCTCTTTCCTCAAGCTCATCCATTCTAAATCTTTCTTCATCTACTTTCATTTGATGAGAAGCCCACTGCTCTACCATAGATCTATAATCTTTATCAAAGAAAGATTGAATCTCAGGTAATGTCTTTAGGTTTTCTGGACTTAACTGTTGTTGAAGTTGTTCTTGAATTTGTGGATCTTCTGGATCAACACCTTGATCAATGATTGATTGCAAAAGTTTCATTTCAGCTTGTGAAAATAAAACCTGCTCAATTTGTTGTCTTTTGGCCTCTAATTGTTCATTATATGAAAACTCATCTACAGCTTTGAATGTAACCTTAGTGTTTCTTTTAGCAAATTCAGAAACCATTACATTGATTACATTAGGAATAATAGGATAGAACTTAAGTTCCAAAGCTGAGGCATCTTCTCTAACCAGTGTTTCTACTAGATCCCTCATTTCATTATCCTCTTCTACAATGTAATCTTCTCTATCAATTACACCTTTAGCAAGCTTATAGTTTTTCATAAGCCTGCGCGCATTCCTACGTATTTGTTTTAAACCATTCCACTCCAACCAGTCAAGATTCCAAGCTGTCCACTCATCATCTTTTTCTTCTCTTGGTATAAACTGTATAGGCTGGGTTATACTACCTAATCTGTTGTATTCAGATTTGGCACCAGCCTTAAGTTGCATTGCATTTAAAACTTTCATAGCTTTATCTTATATTTTTAAAGGGACTTCTAGAAGCTTTTACCATTGCACCATAACTTCTTTGTTTTCCCATGTGCCTAAAAGGGCTTGTATTTAATTTAAACAAATCTTTGGACTTTTCCAAGTGTTTCTTGTCTAGGTATTCTACTCTTTTTCTGTAACCTCTATTTGCTTGTTGTACTTTGGCAAATGCAATTAGAGCTCCTAAAGATACTAATCTATCCACGTTTATGTCATCATTATAAGCCTCCATCTCTTTTATGGCCATAATGTCTGGCAGTCTTTCTATACCATAGTGTGTTTTTACTATAGTACCATCTTCTTTAGTCTCAGTATCTAGTTCTTCCTTCAACCATTCAATTAGGTAGCTCAGCATGTGGGTTTTGAATATAGTACCCACGTTTTTCCAACCATAGTCTTGGAAGACATTCTTATTGGCACCAAGGTCTTTTAAGAAAAGCAATTGATCCTTGGGTACTAAGTATTTCTGTTTTCTCTTGGAGATCATGTATTGTATAAACAAAGATACGTTATTCTCCACTACTGTCCATGCATTATACCACTCAATAAGCAGTTCTAGTCTTTCATGGGTTTTGTTTATATCATCAAACCTGCCACACCATGCTGCTACCACCTTATCTCTTTCTATAAAGATCTCACTAGCATCATTGTCTATTCTACTTACTTCTACTGGGTTCTTGTATATGTAGATAGAGCAAAGAGATTCTGAGGTAGTTGTTTTACCTTCAGACACAGGATCCACAGATGCGTAGTATGTACCCCACTCAGCTTTTTCATCTGGCTTTTCCCATACTACAATACTGCCTGTTTTGTCTTCTGTTTTCTTTGATATAGGAAACTCTAGAATAGGTAGTTTATTGGTTGTTTTATGAGTTATCTTTCCCTCATGATCTCTTGATAGTTCTACAAAGTCATAGGCATATTCTTTCTCTTCTATTCTTCTCTTCTGTGCACCAACCAAATGTTGTGGAAATACTGATACCTTTCTGTAGGCAAATGCTTCTGCTATATTCCTTGGATGCTGAGAAATCCTAAGCTGGTATCTTTCTGGAGTTAGATCCTTCTTCCACTTAACAAACTTTTCATTAAGTGCTTCCAGTGCTTGCTCTACTAAAGAATTACCATACTGATCAATATATGGAGGCATAGACCACTGCTCAGGAATAAAAAGCCCTGACTGACCTATAGTACCTTTATCATCTAGTAGAGTAGTCTCTACAGGATAGATACTGTTAGATACTGGATTTAAGGTAAGGTCTTTTAGTGGTTCACACTTATCAAGTTCACCCACAGTTCCTGCAGCAATAAACAAACCTGTTGTTATGTCTCCTGATTGCATAGCAGGAAAGAGATACTCTAATGTCTTGTCCATAGAAGGGGCAATACCAGCCTCTTCATAGAAGAATAGCCTTGTAGCACCACCTACACCAGTTGTGTCACTCTGCTCAAAGCTAACACCTTGGATAGTTCCCTTAAGTCCTTTATATGTTGTTCTACCATTATAGTCAGTGTCTTCAATTTGCTGCTGCCACATAAGTACCTTATTAGGACTCATAGGTCTATACCAAGCAGTCTTATCATCCAAAAATGACTTGTATTCATTTAAGAATTTCCAGGAACCTTTCTCATTGATATAGTCTTTAAGACTAGCACCCATCTTAATGATTGGAGTTTCCTCAAACCATATTAGGTTAATCATTTTAGCACAGTGGTAATAAGAAGAACCAAACTGACGCTTCTTAAGTACTGAGGCGTGCATCCAGTGCAGTTCTGCTAAAAGCTCATACAAGGCCATGTGATACTGACTATCCCAAACATCAGGAAAGTCAAACTTCTTCTTTACCTTATCATTGATAGGTAAGAAGTTGATCCACATATAATATTCCCTAGGTAAGTACCAAGTATCCTTACCATTCTTAAATATTACACCATTTCTGCACTTAAGCTTTTGGTCATCCCAGTATTCTCTAAAGTCTCTTGATCCTTCAGGATATGGACAAAAGAATCCATTTCTTTGAAACTTTCTAGCCTGAGCATTAAACTCAGAAGCTGTTTCATCAAAGTTATATTGACCTGGTTCTTTAAACAATGGTCTTACAAAATCCCTATAATCATCTAGGGTAGCAAACTCAGTTACTGTCCAAGTACCACAATCCCAAGTTGGTATTTCTATATAATTATTGGTCATATGCTAATTTCTTGCCCCCGCGTGCGCGACCCTTGGTTTCTTCTAATTCAGCCAGTACTACCTTTTCAAGTTGTTTAAACTCCATGATTGTTTTACCTACTGACTTTATCTGAGCAGTAAGAGCACTAATGTTTCCATCACGTCCTGCTGTAATTTTGGCTGTTCTAGCAAATTCACCAAGTTTTTCAAGCAGTATCTTGTTATCCTGGTAGTATCTATAAGTTGGGGTAACATAAAGTTGTTCTAATTTCTTAATTGCATTGATCATTTCTTCATCCTCCAAAGTATAGTCCCCTGGAAAATCATGTATGATTACTTCTTCTTTTTCTCCTTCAGGTATATTAGCATATGGGCTTTCTATATCATACATGTAGTGTAGAAAGTTAAATGCAGGAAGAGGGTCCTCATATGCATCGTGCACTGCTTTTAATTCTGGTATTGAAAGACAATTGTGATTTATAATCACATTGCCATTATGTATGTCAAATATTTTTATTTGCATTGTTCCATTTTTTACAAAATTCCCAAGCTCTAAGTAGCTCAATTATATTTACATCTATTACGTATGTTGAGTCACCTCCAAAATCAACAACACATTCTTTATCACTTGCCTGATTTACATTGACAAAGTATTCTCTTACTGCTGAAATTTTACTTAGATCAAGATAAAAATCTATCTCAAATTCATTTTCAGTATCAATACCTATATCAATCAAGTTTGTCTCTATTGCCCTTGTCTTAACCATTACAATATCTGGGTTATCATTAGATACCCAGTGAATACCATCTAACTCAGGAAATTCCTTCATCTCTTTTTAAATTTAAAATGTATGGCAAAACAAGCTATACATAAGGTTAGGTCAACGTAGTCTGTCATAGGAACTCCTATGCCAAAGATTATTCCTTTGTATGTACTAAATGATACTTTAAATGTGTACTTACTCATTTTATTATATCTGGATTGTCTTGTAAATATTTAATCATACTTATTACCTCAGACTTTAGGTAAGGCACATCATATGGGATAACTGTTTTTACAATAGGTTGATCCTTATCATCTTTACGTAAGATAGGGTTTCCAAATTTATCTTCACCATCTTTTTCAAAAATTACATGGTGCAGAGCCATTTTACCTGGCTTAAACCTAGGATTATGTTTAAGGATCATGTACATGTAGGTAGAGAGCTGCAGTGAGTAGTGGTTGTAGTTGCAGTCATCAAGATGAGCTAATGGACCAGTCATCTTTTGACTTATGCCTTCCCAGTTCTTAAAGCTTTCTTTCTTGATCTCCTTATTGGTTTTGTAGTCTACTATGTCTACAGTATCCTTTATAACCTCTACTCTATCTGATTGTCCACATATACCTGCAGACTTTAGATAGACAAAGTGCTCAGGGTATATTCCTTCAGTCAGTCTTTGAGTTGGTGCATGTTTTACACCATCTAGATAGATAGGTTTAATGATTGGTATAGCAACACCAGATCTTTCTATTGTATCTATCTCAACTAGATCTGACTCACGTTGGTCATGATAAAAAGTACCAGCAGTTACTGCTCTATCTGTTTCCTGAGCCCAATGTGCTTGTATTTCTTCTGGAGGAATACCATACCACTTAGACTTCTTATTCTTAGAACACTTTATAGATACAGCAATAGGATCAAACTTTTGTTTGAATAAACCTACAAACTTTGTTACACTTAGCCAGTTTATCCTTTCATCAGGATCCAGACTCTGGTAAATGTGATTCTCTGGTTTGAATATGACTGTCATTTTGAGTTGTTGTTTGAGTTGGTGTTATGTTGTTTCTATTTTGCATTAAATCACATACCCATTTATGTTGGATATCTGATTCACAAGGATCTACTGGTTCAAAAATGTTATGCTTTTCTTCTATTATAGGAGGTAAGCCTGTTATTTCACTAATTATTCTTGCACCCTTGCAAGTAGGACAAGGCCAGGTTTCTTTAGGTAATTCTAGCATAAACGGATTATCTCCTGTACCTAAACATATTGGACATTTTTGGAAACTCATGGTTTATCAGGATTATAATTAATGTCTTTATATAAATCATCTTCCTCTTCTTGAGATACTACAGCTACCCAGCGGGCACCATCAGGATGAGGGCATTCAGAAGCAAGTGATCTAGTCTTCCAGGCAAGTTTACAACCACATTCTCCACAGCAAGGTTGAGTGCCTGGTGCAAAACACTTGCTTCCCTCTCTATCAATAAGAGGACATGCTTCACATATCCTAAGTCTTGACTGAGCTATTTTTTCTATCTCATCTTTAACAAAGAATGAGTTCTTTATTCCTTCTAGAATAAGAGCTTTATCCTTCCATATTTTACTGAGAATTTTTTTCATGTCTCATTGTTCTTTTAATCTTTTTTCTTTGCTGATCTTGTTTTATCTCACCATCTAGAGTCTGTAGCACTTCAATTCTTTTCTCACTGTCTTTCATATGAGCAAATTTCTGAAATGATATTTTAGTACCACTATCAATTGTTTGCTTATATCTATCTACAACAGTTTGATACATTTTAATAACCTCAGCTACTTTCCAAGGCTTTGCTATAAAAGTCCCCAAGCCTGCAACCACAATATTGTGACCTTCACAGTTTACAAGACTTTTCCTTACATCTTTCCAATACGCCTCAACAAGATGCTTAACAAGTTGTTCTTCAACACTAAACTTGTCTGCAGTAGGCTTAATTATCTCACTGT